AAAAAAAGTGTAATTATGCTGTTAAGTGCTCATCTAATGTGCATCGTGGTGCAGAATTCGACATTTTTAGTGAAAAATCACTTAACAATTCGCAATATAGCTTTGAACGACGCCATCGTTTGCGGAGTGAAATTTCTATGAAATTGAAATCTCTCGTTAAAAAATAAGCACTTTTTAGAAATTAGCCGAGCTTAAGGCCAATGAATAGGCTTAAACAGCTTAAAGCTGAAGTGCCGCCAGCTATCGCTTCGGGTTTATCTCATCTTTTTAGCAGATTGATAAGCATTGGGTAAGCAAGATGAGTTGAGATAGCGATGCGGCGTGAAGTTATTGGGCAGCATGAAAAGGGAATTGAATTAGCGGTAAATAACGATTGGGTTAAACCGTTAGGCTTGTTGGCGTAAGGTAGACAATTAAGTAAAGCTTCTTCTAGGTGCTGGGTAAGTCACCATGACCGATGAATCATTGGCTATCAACTATCAACAGTGAATTATCAAAAGTGAGCAGTGAGTAAGCTAAGAGTTAAGCTACCTTTCAGTCGTATATAGAAGACCTTTACAGTAAGAGTGAACCATTTATGGCGATGACGCGTATCTTGAATGTCGATGAGTTGATTCATTATAGGATAAAAATATTTGTATAGCGTTTGATGATGAGCTTTATGTTAGATTTTAGTTTGGCGCAAACATGCTAGTAAGCGAGAAGTCCTAGCTGTTTGTTTCTCTGCCAAAGTTAGAACGCCCGTTGTAAGCTGCTCTATAAATAAGTAACTGATTTAAATTTAGCATTAATCAAATTAGTAGCGTCTGTTGCTACAAGCGAGTGACGCGTTGCACTGTGGGAACCTGGGTCAATTGCAGTTAGTGTAACCAGTCAAATGGATTGACAATAAGTGAGAACAGCCGAGATTAGTTGAAACTAGGCGGGAGGCCTTGGTGTACAAGAGTTGTTCGAGTGATGAGTTAAGTCGGAAGTGATTCACTAGGATTGATAAAAACAAAGCCGGAGCATAAACAATGCGCCAGCTTTGAAAAAAAGTCATAGGTCATTAAGATTGATAAACTCGGAACTGTTAAAGATTTAATCGAGGTTTTTACCCATCCACACGACTTTTCCAATAATTTGCAGCATTGGCAGTTCACCCGCAGAGACAATCTGAGATTTATACTCCTTGTTGTCACTGAGTATCTCTATGCCGCCATCAAACAGTTTCTGTAAGCGCTTAGCATAAAGATCGTCGCCCAGGCGTAATACGAAGATACAGCCGTCTTCTAGCGTAGTCTTGCTGATATCAACCAGTAAGCTATCTCCGCTGTGTATAGCGGGCTCCATCGAATTGCCTTTGGCATAGACGACTTTAAGATTCTCAGGCTTTAAACCACGGTATTTAAGCCAGTTCTTTCTAAACGAAAGTCGTCTGCGTACACCAGTCTCATCATTAAACGCACCATGCCCAGTGCTTACCACCACGTCATAGCCTTCAATCAAGAAATACTCTTCATTGAATTGGTCTTGATGGACGTAAACAATACCTTCCTGGGAAATATCATCGAGTTGGCGATTCGGATATTTAGGACCATTCCCAGTTGCAAGCCAACGTATGCTCACGCCAGCCTCTTCTGCTATACGTATTGCCGTATCTAACTTAGGTTCTCCACCTTTGATTAGATTACGTAGGGTGCCTTCAGATACGCCAATTTTAATGGCGAATTCTCTAATACTGTTTTTTCCAATAGCTTCCGAAATGCGGTCAGCAAGAGTGCCGACTTCAGTTGTGGAAGTCGGATCTAAAGTTGGATCTGAATGTAAGGCTTCCGACTTCATTGTTTTCCTCGAACCAAAATCTATTTAATGCTCAAGAGAGCAATAGTCATTACTTAAAAACTACCGAATAAGTAATGGTTTACTGAATATTCAACCGAAACCACATCAATCTTTTACGCATCAAAATAACTTCTGTGCGTAATTTTCTGCGCAAAAAAGCAAAAACCTGTTGATTTGTGTCTAACTCGGATCTATATTCGCAATACGTTACGCAGTGCGTAACGTATTGTAGTTAAACTGCGTTCGTTCGCAATGCGAACGTAATCAAAATATTAGCACGGTAATTCTTATGAAGATAGAAAGCGCTCGTCATATACATGCAGCCTTGCTCGCAAATGGACAAAGCTGCCGTGCGTGGGCGATTACGCATGGATACAACCCAAGGACGGTTCAGAAGTGCGTTCAATGGTTTGCACCTAATACGGGTCGTAAACCTAAACGCTTAAAAGCCATTAAGATCATGGCTGCTTTATCTGAATACCTTGGTGTTGATTTAGTGGGAGAACACCATGACTAAGGAATGGTTTAGCACTGTAGAAATTGCAGAGCTATTGGGTGTCGGAGATAGACGCATCCGTGATAGAGCAAAACAGGAGAACTGGCAAAAGCAGAGGCGACAAGGGTTAGGTGGGGGATTCGAATATCACCTAAATAGTCTTCCCCTTGAAGCTCGTCAGAAGCTGGCAAAACAGCAAGCGGAGCAGATAGCCAAATCTCCATCGTCTCTGATGCGTGCGGGATCTGCAGTTGCCAAACTACAAATGCCTGCCGTGAGTCAAACAGAAAAAGCCAAGAGCATTCAGCAGTTTATAAATCTACCTGATAAAGCGCAAAAGCGGGCGGATGCAAAGATGCTGATCGTCAATGCCAAGGCTAAATTTTGCATGCCTTACCTTGAGGTTCGTAAGCTCGTTGATGGTGAAAAAACATTCTGCGAAGCGTACGCCCAGCGTTCGATTGCACTACCTGAGTGGGTATTCTCAGTGATTAGCAGCGTTTCAGTTGTAACGCTCCGCCGTTGGGAAAAGGTCTTAGCAAAAGAGGGCGTTAGCGCACTCGCAGGCAAATACAAAGCTGAGCGTCCCTGTTTACTGAATGACGAGCCCGATTTAGCCGACTTCTTAAAGGGGCTGATCAATGCCAAACCGCATCTAGCTGGCAAGGCAAAGCAGCTTAGAAAGCTAGCCGAGATCTATGCAATAAAAACCGACATGCCTTGGCAGATCCCAAGTATCTCCAGCATTCGCCGCTGGGTGAATAAATGGATAAGCCAGAATCAAGCAGCCTTTACTTTCACTACAAACCCTAAAAAATTCAACGATAAATACCGGACAGCGGTTGAGCAAACCTATTCTTGGATGGCTGCGCCAAACGATGTATGGGAATTTGACTCAACCCCAGTCGATGCCATGTTGAAAGAAGGCCGACACACCATTATTGCGGTGATCGACTGCTTCACACGTCGCGTCAAACTGCTCGTTTCGCCCACTTCATCAAGTGAAGGCATTTGCCTGTTAATGCGTAAAACTTTGCTGGCATGGGGAGTCCCAAACCAAGGCGGCTTAATGCGTACCGATAACGGTAGCGATTATGTCAGCCAGCGAACCACGAGCATCTATCACTTACTCGATTTAGAACAAAGCCGAGCAAACCCATACTCAGGTTGGGAAAAGCCCTTTATCGAACGTTTCTTTAAGACACTCAGCCATGATCTGATTGAGTTACTGCCAGGCTACATAGGCCATAACGTCAATGATCGCGAGGCTATCGAGGCTCGCAAAGAATTTGCGGTACGCCTTAAAGAGCGTAACAAGAAAGAAAACGAGAAAGCGGATTACGATCTCCGTATGACGCAACCGGAATTGCAGCAACTTCTTGATAATTGGGTTGATGCCTATTATCACCTCCGCGCACACGATGGCTTAAAGGGTAAAACACCCAATGAAGTCTATCGCGCAGCTCAATATCAAGTGCGGGCAGTCGAACATCCTGAAGCCTTAGATCTCCTGCTTAACCACGTCGGCGAATACACCATCCTTAAGGGCTTTATTAAAGCGGGAGGATTGCGTTATACGGCACCGGAAATGTTGGAGCATGAATGGAAAGGACAACGAGTTCGAGTATTCCTCGATCCAACGGATGTCGCTCGAGCGTTTATATACCCGATCAATAATTGGGAAACCCGAATCGAAGCTGTTGATAGCCGTCTTTTAGGTCAAGAGATCAGCCCTGCGGCTTATCGTCAAACCAAAAAAGAAGAAGCCAAGGCATTGCGTAGTTTCAGGGCCGAAATGAAGCAACTCGCTAAAACGTTCAACATAGGCGAGATCCATCAAACCGTCATTGAACACTATGCCAAGCAGGCTAAGTCACTAGTCGAGTTTCCAACCCAGCCAATAGCCCATCAAAACCCCAGCTTAATGGCATTAACTGAGGCTGCAGAGCAGCTCGTTAAAACTAATAAGCCTGGATATAGCGACCAACAAATTGAGCATTTACGCCAGAAGCGTAAAGCGATTGAAGAACGTAAAAACACCATTAATCAACAGCATGCAACCTTAGTGCGTAATGAGCACGAAAAGGCACGTTTGCTTGCAGCTGAATCACTCAACCGTGAATTAACGCCAAAGGAGGATGCATTCCTAAAGGATTACAAAAAGCACAACAAGTTAGGGGCAAAACGCATTGATGAAATCATGGGCCATAAGCGCAGAGCGACCAACTGAGCACTTATGACCCACAACGGCCATGAAGGCCATAAAACTAAAGCAAATGGAGTATACAAAATGAAAGCAGTGATCGCACCTGTAAAAAATGTCCTGACAGCCCAAGACGCCTTCGACAACCTTTGTACCAGAGGCATAGGTGTACCAGGTCTCGGTTTGTACCATGGCCCAAGTGGCTTTGGTAAAACAACTGCAACCACTTATCTGTTTAACCAAGTGAACGGTATCTATGTTCGGGCTATGGCCACAGACAGTGCCAGTACGCTAATGAACCGCATTGTCGGCGAACTCGGATCGAGCGGCATGTGGCGCATTAATAAGATGGTCGATTTCACTATCGAGCAAATGAGCATGTACGAACGCCCGCTGTTTATCGATGAAGCCGACTACCTCATGTCGGACGTTCGTATGCTTGAAACCGTGCGCGATCTCTACGACAACACCGAAGTCCCTGTGATCCTCATTGGTATGGACCAAATCGCCCGCCGTATCAGCACACGCAAACAGTTCTTTAACCGTATTTCAGAGTGGGTTGAGTTTCGACCAGCCGACTTAGATGACGTCATGGTGATGGCCGATTCCCTCTTAGACAACGACATCAAAGTCGAACCTGAACTCCTTGATGAACTGCGTAAAGCCAGCAGTGGTGAGGCTCGTCGCATTGTCATTGGCCTTAATCAAATCGAACGTCTCGCCAAAATGAACGAACTTGATTACGTCACAGCAGAACACTGGGGTGCACAGCCATTCCATGGTGTTCGACGTCCAAGCCTTGTGGGTTAAGCGTTATGGCACAAGTCAAACGCTCAACCCCGTTAAGGCACAGCGCATGGTTGTTTATGTGCTGCTGTCGCAATCGAAAAGTTAGTTTTAGTGCTGAACAGGTTGGCGATGCATCGGGAATGCCCAAGTGCCTCGCGAATCGCTTTTTACGTGATTTGTATCGAGAAGGACGATTAACACTCGAATGGAAAGGGCGTACAGGGCTGACAAACCGCTACTGGTTAAACGATGACAGCCCGTTAAAGCCCCAGTCTCAGTTCGCCAAGATCAAGGCGAATCAGCGGATCTGGAACAGCTGCCGCATCATGCGCAATTTTTCGATTGAAGAAATCATGGTCACAGCCAGGGTGGCGCGCTCAACCGTAAAGCGTTACCTCAACGCCCTGCAACGGGCAGGCTTGATCCGTATCAGAGCTATCGAGGAGGAAATGGTCATTTATCACCTCAACGTTGACTGTGGCGCTTTAGCACCAGAGCTAATCGATGACGGTATTTATGCCCCAACCAAATCGAAGTTTTATCCCTATAGGGAGGCGCTATGAACAAGGAAAAATGGTTCCAAGTGCTTGAGTTAAAAGTCAGTGAGAGCAGCCAAGCGCAGATTGCCAGAGAGCTAGGTGTCAGTCCGACCATGCTTAATCAGGTCCTGCTGAACAAATACAAAGGCAATATCGACACCATTAAAAATCGTGTCGAAGGGCGCTACTTACGTCACCACGTACAGTGCCCCGTTGCAGGACAAATCAGCGTTGATACCTGCAAAGACAATCAAGAACGGCCTTTTAGCTCTACCAACCCACAACGCGTCCGGCTCTATCGCGCCTGTCGCGGTGGCTGCCCACATTCGCAGTTAAAGCAGTCGGCAGTAACACAGAGGATCGATGTGCAATCGGCGACAGACAGTCGTTACAACGTAGAGGAACAGCTCGCGTTTTGTCGCCGACTCGCCCAGGGCGATCAACAACATCATATCGAACTACTCGAAAGAGAATTGCAAAAGGTGGCTAACCGCCTAAATAGCGCCCTTTGGGATAACAAATGGAAAGGTAAATAACATGCAAACAAAAGCTATCAATGTGATTGCCGCCTTAAGGCTTCGTGGGATGAAGGTCGTTAGCCAGCATCGCGGTGTTATCCAAATTGACGTTCCAAGCCGTGATTTTAAACGCATGGCAGTTGAGATTATCGAGAACATTAAAGGCATTCGTCGCCGTTGTATGGCGGTGCAATTTCATGGCGTTACAGTGCGCTGGAATGAGGAAAAATAAGATGAACACACAAGAACAAACCCACAACCAAGCCGCTATTCCGCAGGGCTACCGCAAAAATGCGGTAGGCGATTTGGTGCATGAAGATCGTATCAAGCCCGTGGACAAACTGCGCGATGAAGTGGTGCTGGCTATTGTCGGTTCAGCCAAAGAACTGCGTGAACAGATGCTTAATTTCAAACTGATGACGATGGCACAAATTGATGGCTTTGCCGAACTATCGGCCAGTGAATATGGCGTTAAGGTCGGTGGCAGTAAGGGCAATATTTTACTTACTAGCTTTGATGGCAAGTACCAAGTGCGCCGTGCAGTGGGTGAACACCGCGTGTTTGATGAGCGCATTCAAACCGCTAAAACCTTGATTGATGATTGCATTAAAAGCTGGAGTGGTGGCGCGGATACCCGCCTGATGGCGATGGTTGAGCATGCCTTTCGGGTAAACCAGCAAGGCCGAATCGACGTTAACCAAGTACTCAGTCTGCGCCAGCTGGATATCGACGATGCCAACTGGAAACGGGCCATGGACGCCATAGCCGACGCGATTCAAATCACAGGTACTAGCCAGTACCTGCGTTTATATGAGCGTCAACCCAACGGCAAATACACCCAACTACCACTGGATATCAGCACCCTTTAGGGTGGGCAAGGATCACATCATGACACTCAGCACACAATCGGGCATTCAACACCTATTCGATGACAACCAAGCCGCACTCGATCGTGTGGCGTTTCAATTACGCCAAGCGACCTTACTTGAAGCCAGCTTTGACAATCTGCGCAGCGAGCTAAGCGGCCTAGCTGCTGAAAGGCCGCATTACTGCTTGATGATGTGCGCCGCGCTGCTCAATGCACTTAGGGAGTTAAGCAAAGAGTTTGCGGGTGAACGGCGCGCTGTAATCGCCTTTTTTATGGAGAAATCACTCAATAATTTGGAGCTGCTAGAGCCAAAGCCAGCAATGCTTTAACCCTGCGAAACCCGCTCCATAGCATGGAGCGAGGTCTGTCTAATGTAGTGATTAGGCACTGATGAGCAGCTAACCAAAGAGCAAAGATGAATGACACCCTATGCTAAACGCTTACTCAAATATGCCATTGCGAACTGCCCAGTTAGGCACGTTCGTAAGGGGAAAACTAAGGCAGAACTGCTCGCCGATCGTGAGCTTTGGGCTGTTAACTTTTTAAATGCAGCAACACCGAATTGGCAGCAGCTTAAGAGTCAGCCTAAAGCCATCAAGATAGTATCCAGTGCGACAACCGATGAGGATGACGAATGTTAGAAACTAATCAAAAAGCCCCTGTGCAGACTAATGCGCAGGCGCACCCAGTCGCTCAACACAAGAAGCGCCTGATCACCTTAATCAATGTGGCTAAGGGATCATTGCAGCTCGATGAAGCCATCTACCGCGCCATGCTGAAAAATGCCACGGGTAAAGATTCCTTGCGGGCAATGAACTTGCCAGAGCTTGAACAGGCGCTAGAAGTGTTTAAACAAAAGGGCTTTAAACCTACTGTAACCAACAATAAAACAGCGGTTAAACGCCGTTTAAGTCCTGCGGCGGGTAAAAGCAAATTGGCAAGCATAGATAAAATACGTGCCATTTGGATCACCATGGGCCACCACTTAGTTATCCAGGATAACAGTGAATCGGCGCTTGATGCCTATGTGCGTCGCATGACGCTACGCAGTAAAAATGAGGGCGTGGATGCCACCCCATGGATGACAGAACCGCAAGCCTACAAGGTACTTGAAAGTCTGAAAAACTGGCATAAGCGCGTACTTATCGAGCGCATTATTGCCCGTGGTGAGCGGCTAAAGATGAATGAAGCAGGTACACGCCCCGCAAACTATGAAGTGATCGTCGCGCAATACGAGGGGCATGGCCATGAGTAAGAACACTCTAAACGCGGTTAGCATTCCCGAAAACCAGTTGGATTTATTGTCCACCAGCGCCGCCGAGCTGGAACAAGCCCTCGAAACCTTAGCCACACTTAAGCCCGATGAACGTGAGGATTTCATTCGGCGCTGGCCTTCAACCTTGCAAAGCCTATGTGATGTGATGCGCCAAACCCTACAACAATACGATATTGATAACGCGGATAATGTCAGCGAAGCCTTAGCCACCAGCCTAAGTGCCTATCTAGGCGGGCGCGATATCTACATTCCCAATGGCGAACGCCTTAAGGATGCGCTGCGTGATATCCGCATTTGGCGGGAGTTTAAGGGCAATAACCTAGAGCAGTTAAGCCGTGATTATGGTCTTACCGAGCGCCGGATCAGTCAGATAGTGGCAGAGCAAAGGGCAGCATTTGTGGCAAGGAAGCAGAGGCGATTGTTTTAGTTATGATTGTCATGTAATTTAAATAAATGGAACATAAGAGGCAAGGATGATGAAAAAACAGTTCGATCGAGATTCGCTAAAAGGATGGTTGCTGAACATTACTGGTATCGCATTATTATCTGTTACTTTCGTTCAGGATGTTGACTCTTTGAGAGTGAACATATCCAACCCCAAAACACTAGCTGAAATTATTGATAATCCCTTAATGAAGTTTCCAGATGGACAGTATTTAGTTGAATATAAAGTTTTAGATAATAAATCAGATGATGTTTTACCTCGCAAGAAAACAATTTGGGCTATGGGCGTTGAAGCAGTAACAGCTCGAGGCCACCGAAAGTTAGGGGATTTAAGTCAGCTATTTAAAACCCTTGAAGGTTGTCAATACTGTGTTACCCATTCAGAACTTAACCCAGGTTATTCCACCATTGGTGTGTTAGTTGAACAACCTGATTCACCTATTGAGTTAGCCGAACTCATTGAAAAGTTAAAAAAAGTAACTTTGTTTCATGCAATAGAGGATGACTCTGGATTTATTCATCTAGGTAACTCTTCTATTTCAAGACTTAGTTTGGCTTAGACACAGTTCAAAACTCTTTAATTTCATTATTTATCAGGATGTTGAACATGGTCAAAAGGACGACCCTTTTAGCTTTATTACTCTCACTGGTTGCTTTGGATAGTCAAGCAGAAATCTACAAATGTATGGTAAATGGGGTGGAGACCTATAGCCAAGTCTCCTGTGCCGAAGATGCCATACCAATCTCAGTAACTCCTCCACCGAAAATGTCTTCTGTTGTCGATACAGCTAACGAATCAATCCTTGTAGAGCAGTGTGTGGCTTACTTGAAACGCTTTGGTGATTTTAAAGATCCTGATTCTATCAAGGTCGAAGGGCATTTCTTTGATTGGTTGCAGGATGATAGCGGTGCTCGCAGGGTATTACAGCTAAAGATTAACGCCAAAAACAGCTATGGGGCATACGCAGGTGGTGAGTTCCGTCCATGTTTTTTGAACTACAACGGGACAAAAATGACTGAACATCAGAAGCTTATTTTCAAATGATTTTAAGTACAAAAAAGCACAAGATTTCACACTTGTGCTTTATCTACTAGTTTATTAGTTGTGGTGCAACAATAGGCGATAACAGCGCTAAAATTCCAAAAAAATAAGGTCCCATTAAATCAAAGTACTCTCTATAGTGAGTGTAACTTTTGAACACATATCCGTATTCAATTGATAAGAGTTTTATTAAGTCTTCGATCTTCCATTTGTCTGTAAATTTGTTGAGAATGATTTCATTTACAAAGTCAACCTCTTCATATCTAGTATCGGGGTCATCAGGATGCCCACTGCTATAACCCTCTCTTGTTATATAGGTTATTTTCCTTCCGAAAAAAGGGAATCCGTGATTTTCGTACCCAAGGGATCGTACACTTGGTTCGTCACCAACCCATACATCTAGAGCCTTACCGAGTAGACCATCAATATCCTCATCATGAGGATTGTTTTGATCAACATAGTAGCGAAAAACTCTTTTATCTTGCATAAATCGTTTAACCCAAAATGAGCGTAACTGCTGGTGATATGTTCTCGCATAAGCAAAATATCGAAACATTAGGTAAGCTATTGATATAATTAGCAAATATTTAATTGCAACGGTATTGGTGAGTTCAATTTTAGCAACTAATCCAGTAATCTCTTTTAGAGTCGCTCCCGTCCAGCTAATTATTATCAAGACTATAGACGTTACAATTAATGCGCGGCGTTTTGATTTTAAACCGACATCAGCATCTATCTTAGTGTGAAAATTCCTAAGCGTTTTATCCGTTGAATCCATACTTTTTTATTCCTTAGTAATTATGGTGCTGAATGTTATCAGCATAATTTCTTGCATGCTAATCCCGAAACCTTTCCAATCCGCTCCAAACCCTTAAGCCGAGACAATGAACCTATGTTCACTGTCTCGGTTTTTTTTATGGCCTTTGTCACCCACAACAACTATCGCAGCGGCGTTAACAGTATGCCGATTGCGAATGCTCGCCCCTCTGGCTTTCACATCTGTCGGATACAAAACCGAGTTTATCGCCAGTGTGCCAAAGACGGTTTTAATGCTCGCCTTCGTGCAGAGTTAGCGGCTGACCTCACTGGCAATGGGCCTGCTACCGTACCCTTGTATAGCCACAGTCTCACCCGTCAAAGCTACTTTGAACAAGGCTGGCATGCCGTCACTCACCTCCATGTTTTAAAAGCGCGTGAGCAACGCAAGGCACAAGCTATGGCGGTGCCTAATGAACAGTAAACTCAAGGCGATTTTAGTCGCCGCAGGCTTAAGTTCGGCGGCCATCACTGGCGCACAGCTTACCGATAAATGGGAAGGGAATAGCCTGAGCGTCTATATCGATGCGGTGGGCGTACTGACCGCATGCCGTGGCCATACGAGCAAAGACTTAAAGCTTGATCAAACCTTTACCGAACAGCAATGCATGCAGATTTTTGCCAAGGATATCGCTCGCGCTGATAAGCAGTTGCTGCAACTCACGGCCCCTGTAGCACTTACTGATGGCGAGCATGCGGCCTATCTGTCGTTTATGCATTGGGCGGGCTATGGCAATTTTGCCAGCTCAACCCTGCGTAAAAAGCTGCTTGTAGGGGATCGTGTGGGTGCCTGCAAGGAGCTAACGCAGGCCTGTTCCACCAATCCTCAAACGGTTGAGCGCATCTGCAATGGTTGGACCTATGGCACCCGCCTAGGTGTCAAGGTGCGCCTAAATGGGCTGATTAAACGCCGCGCCGAAGAGCAGACCATTTGCTTAAGCGAACTGGGCCTCTCGCAATCAAAGGGGGGCGCGCAATGAATCCCTCACAAATCATTAGCACTGTGCAGTGGCTATTTTTGTCACTGGCATTAGTCACCATTGGGCTGATGTACCACCAACAGCAGAGCACTAAGAGCCAGCTCACCCAAGCGTTAACTGACAATGCCGCCCTAAAACAGAGTGCAGACACGCTAGCGGTATGGCTACAAGACGCCAACGTTGAACGCATTGCCCTAAAAGACGAAGGCGAAACCCTCGCCCTACAGGTGCAAACCGTTGAGCAGCAAAAGGTCGCGTTAGCCAACCGCAATCAAGAGCTTAACCATCAACTCACCCAGTTACTTGAGGACGCCCAGGATGAACAAACACAAACATGGCGTGTGGCTAGTGTGCCTAACGATGTTGTGCGCGTGTACGACAACGCCTCCCGCTGTGCGTTACGTGCCCACTTACAAGACCCAATATGTGTTGCCGCCCGAAGTATTGATGCGCGAGTGCAACGTCACTCAGGTTTCACAACAGGTATTGCAGTGCCTGCAAACCCAGAAGGAACAGTGCCTATCCAACCCGCCGCTCAACAATCAAGAGTTAGCGGGGCTAATGCTCTCGCTACTCACTGACCTTGGGCAATGCAACCTCGACTGGCAAGCCCTGCACGATTGGCGGCAACGGCACCAAACAGACCAAACAAAATAAGCCAAATATTAGGAATAGGCATGGACGAAACCGATTGGGCTAGCAATATGGAAACCCGCGAGCGAGCTGCCTGTGTTGATGCAGTTCGGGATGCCGCCAGGCACAAACAACACAGCACTGGCAATGGCATCTGTATTGATTGCTTAGAGCCAAATGAGCCACAGCGGCTTAACGAGTTGCGCTGTATCAGTTGCCAAGAAGATGAAGATAAGCGCCAGAAGATGCGCTATGGGAAGCGTTTATGATCGAATCGCTATTTGAATATTTCGGCAAAAACTGGGGCTTTATTGGCAGCGTGATTAGCGTTTTCTGTGCACTGCTGATGGCGTGGTTTAGCACGCGATTTACCCCACGGATTGAGCATGAAAAAGTGATCCAAAAGGTGGCTGAAATCGACAAGCGCCTTAGCGAAACTGAAATGCAATTGGAGTACATGCCGACCCGTGACGAACTGCATGCGCTCGATAAAACCCTCACAGGTTTAGGTGAGCGCTTTGGCGCAATGGAACAAGGCATTAGGCGCTTAGAAACCAAGACCGACATGCTTCTCGAAAACGAACTGAAAGGAGGCCATTAATGGCGATGCAGCAAATTATCAATGAGCACCAACGCCTTGTGGTGCTTCGATTACTGACCGAGGCGGGAGCCTTCGCACTCAATGAGTCCATCTTACAAGATGGCTTAAATGCCTACGGCCTCGACATTAGCCGCGATGCCTTGCTGGTGCAGCTCGCTTGGCTTAACGAGCAAGGGCTGATTAAAACCGAACTGGTTGGCAAAGTGACCACGGCCACGCTAACAGGTCGCGGCCAAGATGTGGCGACAGGCCGCACGGTAGTGCCAGGGGTTAAACGTCCACGGGCGGGAGAGTAGCCATGGCAAGTGAAACCCGAGGTCGCCGCTCTAAAGTGGATTTACTGCCAGATCCTATCCGCAAAAAGCTCGATGCGGGGCTGCGTAATGGCTCGATTCAGCAGATTGATTTGCTCGATGAAATCAATGCGCTGATTAAAGCCGCAGGCTTGCCTGAGGAAAACCAGCTTTCCCGCGCGGGCATTAACCGCTATGCCACCAAGATGGAGGCCGTGGGTAAATCCCTACGTGAAATGCGTGAGATCACCCAAGTGTGGACGGCAGAGCTGGGTGACAAGCCCACGGGTGAAGTGACTAAACTCATCCTCGAAATGGCGCGTTCGCAGCTGTTTAAAGCCCTGTTAAACCAAGATGAAACGGGCGAAGGTGCCGACGTTGGCATGATTAAAGATGCCATGTTAGCAGTGCAGCGTTTGGAGTCTGCTGCCATGGCCAGCCATAAGCGCGAGAAAGAGATCCGCACTGCGTTCGCGGCCGAAGCGGCTAATGCCGCCGAGAAGGTCGCGAAAACCGCAGGCTTAACCAGTGATGCCGTGGCCTTGCTTAAACGTGAAATCTTGGGGATTGCATGATGAGCGTAACCACTATTGCCACTATTCATTACTTATGCCACTGGATACTAATCACTGCGCCGTGTTCCACAGCAGTGCTTGGATTGATGGACGGTATCAAATCTGAATTACCCAGGATCAGAAAAGAATATTGGGGATTGCCTGATGACCATTAAAAAAAAGGTGTTAGTGGCCGCGACTGCGGTAGCGCTAGCCATCACGCCAACAGCAAGCAGCTTTGATCCCACGTATGAGGCAAGTTGCCTAAGTCGCTTTGATCCTAAAGAGGTGCTGCTCGGTTATCAGAAACGCTGGATAGCCGACGAGTCACCGCTGAAAATTGCCGAAAAGTCGCGCCGAACCGGACTCACTTGGGCTGAGGCTGCCGATGCTTCTCTTACCGCAGGCGCAGCCCGTGGCCAAGGGGGGACTAACCATTTTTATGTGGGCAGTAACAAGGAGATGGCACGGGAATTTATCGACGCTGCGGCCATGTGGGCCAAAGTATTTGATAAAGCAGCAGGTGAAATCCAAGAAGAAGTGTTTGTTGATGAAGGCCAAGACGGTAAAGAGATCCTGACCTTTGCCATTTACTTTGCCTCAGGTTTTAAGGTGCAGGCGCTATCGAGTAATCCCTCAAACCTGCGTGGTATGCAAGGCAATGTGACTATAGACGAAGCGGCGTTCCACGAACGCTTGGCCGAAGTACTAAAAGCGGCATTGGCGCTGACCATGTGGGGCGCGAAGGTACGCTTGATCTCCACCCATAATGGCATTGATAACCAGTTCAATGAGCTGATTAACGATTCCCGTGCGGGTAAAAAAGATTACTCCATTCACCGCGTCACCTTAGATGATGCCTGTAATGAGGGGCTGTATAAGCGTATTTGCCAAGTGCGCGGCATCGAATGGAGCCAAGCGGCCGAGGATGACTGGAAAGCAAAATTACTCAAAGCCACTGCCACTGAAGAGGATGCGTTAGAAGAATACTTCTGTGTGCCTAAGTCTGGCGGTGGTGCCTATCTTAACCGCGCGTTAATCGAGGCCCGCATGGCGAGCATCGCTGATAGCGGCCCCGTTGTTCGCCTTAAAAAAGACGATGCTTTTGGACAATGGCCAGAGGGTTTACGAGCGGCGGAGCTCCTTAAGTGGTGTGAGGATGAACTGAAGCCGGTTCTCGATAGCTTAGACCCTGCACGCCCTCATTGCTTTGGTGAAGACTTTGCCCGTAGTGGTGACTTAACCGTGATTGACGTGGGGGAAATCGCCCAAGATCTCCACATTAAAACCAAGTTACAGGTTGAGCTTAAAAACATTCCCTTTCGCCAACAAGAGCAGATCCTGTTTTACATTGTGGACCGCTTACCACGGCTGAGGGGCGGCGCGATGGATGCGCGCGGGAATGGTCAAGCGTTAGCGGAATACGCCCAGGATAAATACGGCAGTGAAGTGATCGCCTGTGTGATGCTATCTGAGTCCTTTTACCGCGAGCAAATGCCACGCTTTAAAAGCCACTTTGAAGATGGGCTGTTAACTATCCCAAGGGATGACGACACCTGTACTGACCTGCGGGCCTTAAGCATTAACCGCCGAGGTACGCCATGCCTTGGCGATGTGCGGACAGGCCAAGAAAAAGAACGCCATGGTGATGCCGCGATCAGCCTGTTCTTGATGGTATACGCCTCAACCTTAGACGGTGCCCCCATAGAGTTCACCCCCATTCCTAGAAGTGATCACCGTAATCCGAATGCCGCAGCAAGTGCCCATGAGGATGATGATCATCAAACGCAGCGAGGTTGCTGGTAATGCAAGAAAAAACAACTGAATCACGTATTTTGGACGCCAGTGGTCGGCCGTTTAAGCAGCGTGAAGCCAAAGCACTGCAGACCGACGATGTGCGTTTAATTTGCTTGCAACGTACCTTTAGCCAGCACCCCAGTAGCGGCTTGACGCCCGCCAGTGCGGCCAATATTTTGCAGGCCGCCGAGCAAGGCGATCTCATTGCTCAATGTGAACTGGCCGAAGATATCGAAGAGAAAGACGGCCACCTTTATGCCGAGTTAGACAAGCGCAAACGGGCACTGATCGGCGTGGATTACTATTTAATACCGCCGCGTAACCCGACGCCACAGGAAAAGGCCGACACTGAATATCTGCAAGAAATGCTCGAAGAAGGTAACTGGATAAAGGCGCTCATTAAGTCAATGAGTGATGCCATTCTAAAGGGCTTTAGTATGCACGAGTTAGTCTGGACGAGAGAGCTGGGCGAATGGTTTATTGAAGTGCCAGAGTATCGCGATCCGTCTTGGTTTATGACTCACCCAGAGCGGCGCAACGAACTGCGCCTGCGTGATGCCACGGTCAATGGCGCTGACCTGTGGCCCTTTGGTTGGATCAAACATATTCATCCTGCCAAATCGGGCTATGTCAGCCGCAGTGGTTTAGTGCGTCAGTTAATCTGGCCGTTCATTTTTAAAAATTACAGTGTGCGCGACTTAGCCGAGTTCCTTGAGATCTACGGTTTGCCGCTGCGGATTGGTCAGTATCCAGCGGGTGCCAGCGATGAGGAAAAGCGCGCCCTGTTAAATGCAGTGATGAGCATTGGCCATAACGCGGGTGGCATTATGCCCAAGGGCATGGTGATGGATTTCGAGAGTGCCGCCACAGGTCAAGCCGATCCCTTTAATTTGATGATTAGCTGGGCTGAAAAGACCATGAGCAAGGTGATTTTAGGCGGTACCTTGACCAGCCAAGCCGACGGTAAAAGCTCAACCAATGCGCTCGGTAATGTGCATAACGAAGTGCGCCAAGAGCTGCGTGATGCTGACCTTAGCCTGATTGCCGAAACCTTAACCCGCGACTTAGTGGCCCCCTTGTATGCGCTCAACTGCAAGAGTTATCAAAGCCATCGTCGTCATCCACGTTTAGTCTTTGATACCACAGAAGCCGAAGACTTACGGGCCTTAGCGTATCCGCTGCGGGCGTTCGTCAGTATGGGCATGCAGATCCCACAAAACTGGCTGCATGAAAAGACCCGTATCCCTAAGCCCGCTAATGGTGAAGCCGTGCTGGTGATCCAGCAAGAAGACCCCAATGCCAGCGCTGCTAACCAGACGGCATTGGCGGCTTTAGCCGCTCAACCGTCTAGTGCCCCGTTGAGTGAACCGAGCCAAACCGCCTTAGATAAAGCCTTGGATGCACTCACTCAAGGGCAAATGAGCGAAGCCTATATGGCGATGGTAGAGCCATTACTGGCACAACTGCAGAGCGAGCCGGAGCAGCTGCGGGCGCAACTGGAAAAGGACTATCCCGCCATGGATACCGAGCAGCTTACCGAAATGCTCGCGCGGTTAATGTTTGTGGCCGAACTGTGGGGCATGGCCAATGCCTAAACCAAGAGTGCCTAAAACCGTTGATTTAAGCATTGCCATTAACCAAGACCCCGCCGATGCGGTGGCTTATTTTCGTGCCAAAGGCTTTGCAATCAGTGACGATTGGCAAGACGTGTGGACCCGCGCCCACGCCCGTGCCTTTACGGTGGCCAAGGCGGCACAGATGGATGTGCTCACGGCGATCCGTAATGAAGTGGATGCAGCCCTAAGGCAAGGGTTAACCGCTAAGCAGTTTCAGGCAAACCTTAAACCGCAGCTTGAAAAGCTCGGGTGGTGGGGCAAAAAGGAAGTCGATGGCCGCGAGGTACAGCTGGGGAGTCCCTACCGCTTAAACACTATCTATCGTCAAAACCTGCAAACCGCTTACATGGCTGGGCGCTATCGGCGCATGTTATCGCGCACTAAAACCCACCCCTATTGGCAGTATGTGGCGATAGATGACGGCCAAACACGGCCAGCCCATGCGCGGCTTAGGGGTAAAGTGTTCCGCTTTGACGATCCAATATGGGACATCATTTATCCTCCCAATGGCTGGGGCTGTCGTTGCCGCGTTCGGGCGCTCACCGAGGCGCAAGTGAAGGCGATGGGGATCACTGTGGAAAATGGCGAAGGTTATATCCAGCGCTTTGACACTGAGACAGTCGCGCGCGGAACGGGTGAAGTGTTAACCGTGCCCCATGCGCGTATCGATCTGCCCGATGGCAGCAGCATGAGCCCCGATTTAGGCTGGGCCTATAGTCCAGGCGAAGCCGCCTTTGGTACCGACGTGGCCGTCGCTAAAAAGCTTGGCACTATTCAATCGTTAGACACCCGCGCGCAGTTTATTCAGGCTCTCAATAATAGCTCGCTGCGCCACGCCCAGTTTGCAAAGTGGACGGATGAAGTCCTTGCCGCCAATCCAGGACAAAAGCGGCGACCAGGCTTAGGCGTACAGGCTTTAGGTTTTATGACGCCCTCGATTCAAGCCGCAGTGACAGCGCGTTTAGGGCGCGAGCCGACAACCTTACTTGCGATAAGGGCGCATGAGCTTACAGCAAAAAACGGGCTTCAACCTAGTGTGGTAAAGCGATTACCTTTGATGTTGACAACACCTGAGGCAGTAATATGGGACAGCGAAAATCAACACTTACTGTATGTGTATCCTGCTGCGGGTGAGAGCAATGGCAGCAAGAATAAAGTAATCATCAATAGCGCATGGCAGCTAACGCGCCAGCCTAATGAGGGCGAAGTGCAACTACTGACGTTATCACTGGCACAATTACAGCAAGCCCAATACCAAGTGCTTGAAGGCAAGTTAAGAGGATAGGGACATGAGCAAGATTGATATCACCCTCAGCAATGACACTGTAATGCAGGTGCTGACTAGCTTGATGGATAAGCTCGACGACTTAAGCGAGCCAATGAACGATATCGCCGCCGTTCTAGAGTCTGCCACCGAATCAGCGTTTGCAGCAGAAGCCGATCCCACGACAGGTCAAGCTTGGGCATCCTTAAGTGATGCTTACCTTAAGGCTAACCCTAAACGCCAGGGCGGTAAGATACTGCAGGCCAGTGCTGGCGGGCTAGCTGCCAGCGTGACTGCCGACAGCGGCGACTTTTGGGCAGCGATTGGTAGCAATAAAATCTATGCCGCTATTCACCAGTTTGGTGGCACCGATGATATGCCTGCAGGCCCAGCGGGTATTCCGGCACGACCATACCTCGGCGTAAGCCGTGAGGATGAGCAGTCTATGTTAGGGATCTTGGGGGATTATTTGGTTTAGCGCAGGCACTAATCAGGCTGTTTGAGATGGACGTGGGATTCTCAAAAATCGAGTCGTGGTTTAGGTATTGCTATAAATTCGAAATTAAGATCCTTCATTGTTTTAATTAGTTGTTCACTTCTTAATGTCTCACAAAGAGGGGCTAGATAGTTGTAAGCCTCATAAATGTAAACAGAATTAAATTCATCGCTTGGGCTTATTTCATCGTATTTAATTAATAATCTGCAAAAGCAGGTGACTAGCCGTTCAAGTTCACACCAACCTTTAGCATTAGGATTGGGCATAGTTTGACCAAAATTATCTACTTGAATTTCACGCTGTGCTTTTCGTATATACCAAATCCGAAAATAACTGTGCTCAATTGGATCATTTATTATGCTCGCGAAGGTAGAAAAATCTTCATGTATATTTTGGATGTGAGAATCTAATCGGAATGCATGGGGTACAAATTTCGCTGAAAGTTGTACATTAATTTTGATTTTGAGGTCGTTGATAAGGCGAGTTATCTCATTTAGTTTTGCTTCTTTCTGTAAGTGTTCAACTTGTGCTTCCATTGCCCTACGACTTAGAGCCGTCTCTTCTTTGGTTTCTGCTAGTTCTTGGCGGGTAAGGGCGAGTTCTTTGCGGCTGAGAGATAGCTCTTTCCGTGATAATGACAACTCATTTAATTGAAGATTTAGTGACCAGATAAGTAGAGTAACGGTTGCAAAGCCTAAAATTGGATTGAGTATGCCCCCAAAGAAATCCCCAAACGCGCCAAAATCCCCTTGATTCCCCCAAGCTCCATGAAAGTTCCAAAAGTATGGAACGAGTAAACAAGCTGCGAAAATTGCAAGTGGAACAATGATTTTCTTAAAGGGGATTGCAGTTTTGTCGGTTTGAGTCTGTTCGGCTTGGGATAGCTTAGGTGGATTGGTGGTCATATGCCGTCCTTGGAGGTCAAAGTGAGGCCACCATTCTAAGTGGAAGGGCTTTAAGCGCAAAGCTCTAAAACGCGATTTAAGCGTCTTAGTTCTCAACTTGGTACAACGGCTTATCGCTAAACCACTTAAACGCTTTACAAAGGATTTAAATGGGTTTTAAAGTAGGGTATGATTGGTCTGATCGTATTTATTGAACATAACTAAGATAAAAATTCTGCATCGTAATCATTTTTTTGTTTAACATTTAAAAAGTGATGTGATTTATAAAAATAAAGTGAATTATGACTTTGGAGCTAGGGATGGATGAAGTTAAAAGAAATATAATTATTAACTCTTTAGAAAAAAGAGTGTCATGGGGTGTTTTTAGAGTTTTAGGTACTAATGCCAAGCTCGATTTTGCTAGAGGGCTTGCCGCTACTGCTAATAAATGGCGTGAGTACGAGATGAATGATATTGTTAGGGACTCTTTTTTAAAATTAGATGAGTTCTACAAAAACCACTTCTTGTACTTTAATAAAACGGTATCTGTAGATGAAGTAGATCATAAAGCCTTCCTTTTCATATATAAGAATGCAACCATGGTAAAACCATCAATTGATGCTGTTGCAATAAACTATCCTTACATTGATGAAAATACTGACTTACTGTTGAGTGAACTTCCTTGTTTAACACATGTTTCAGAAGATGCTGATGGTATTAACTTTGTATATGCATCTGTAAAAAGCATGGTAGAAACATTTCCAATCAGCGTCTCTAGTTTAAAAGATACTGATGTCTTTGATTCATTGGATGGTGTTTTTGACATAAGAGCAAAAAGACGAATAACTAGACGTTATTATGATTCAGTCTATTTGAGAAAATCTGATTCTACTATTGAACTAAAATTAGATACTGCAGCTTATTTATCTAAGGACGACACTGACAATTCATTTAATTTACTAAGAGACGTATTTTATAAAGACCTGAGAACAGTAGTTGAATTAGATGCTAAAAATTTCGCTAGATTAAATTTTTTCACTTTAATCCCTGCAATTTACCATAACCATCAAGATCGTGCTTGTGAACTTGGTTTTTGTGTAGGTGATGTAATTCATCATGAGCGATTGAGATTGGGTCATCATGATCTTAGGCAACAGTTGTTTCATAAAGCCGGAGTTGAGAAGGTTTCTGATATTCAATTATTTAGAATAGCCGTAAAAAAAGTTAATAAAATCGGAAGTGAACAATATAATTCTGAATTATATTTCCCAGGAGTTTCCAGGATGACTGGTGATGCATCACCATATCTAAGTTATGTGGTATTATCAGATTGCTGTTCTAAAAATGATTACGATTATTTTATTCAATCGATAAAGGATTGTAAGTCATCATATTTTGGAAGTCATGTGTAGATGTACTTTAGTCAGATAGAAGCATTGATAAAAAACGACTGGAGAGGTGATAACTCTCTGAAAATTGTCTTGCTTGTTTTTGAGTATTTCAAAAAACGTGCGTTAAGAAATGATTATAGCAACATAGGTTTTCATCAGATTTATCATGAAGCAATAAAAAGCGGTGTAGTTAAACTAGGATGTGAGGATGAGGTTAAAATAATAATAAACTACCTACTTGATAAACACATTGAATTTTTAAAGGTAAATTATTTTCTTGTAGATAATGGTTTGTGGCACCCATTGAGCGTAGAAGAATTGTTAGATGCTAAATTACATGGTTCAATTGTAGATCCAAATACAGGCGAGTTAATTTATGACTATGAGAGTAAGGTTTGCATCTTGTTTTCTCTTAATAGATTTCATCAGTTAGATGTTGAGGTGAAATAGCATGAATGGCCTTGAACAAATGACGTTGGAACAAGTGGAAAATGGTAGCTTAAACCTTTGGCTTCCAAATTGTACTTTAGGACTTCAGCGAGATTTATATGGAAGGGATTATGATTCATTCATAAATTGTATATATGAAACATTAGACTTGATAATAAGTAGAATTGATATGCATCCCCACTTAAGAGCTCGTGACTCGGAAGATAGAACTACATTAGAAATGGTTAATGCATTTCGGTTTACTGGTATTCTTGCCGAGCAAGATGCATATTATAATGGGAATTGTGATTTCTCGATAAATTTTAGAGATAATTTCGTTTGGCTGGGAGAAGCTAAGTTAGATAATAGTAATACACATATTATGGAAGGCTTTAGGCAACTTGTTGATAGGTATGTAACAGGCTCCAAAGTTCAGAAAGAAGGTGCATTACTTATATATTGTCGCTTGTCTAATCCCACTGAAGTACTGCAAAAATGGAGAGATTATCTTCTACAAAAGGAGACTGAAGAATCTGAATACAGTATAAGGTTTCTCGAAGACCCGCTAGAAGAAGGTGCACGATACTTCTATACAGTTCATAGACATAAGAGTTCTGGGCAACTATTCAAAGTTAAGCATTTGACTGTATCACTTCATGATGTTGCTTCTGATAAAAGTGCAAAAACAAGAAAAAATTGTAGCCACAGTTGTCTTAAATGCTGTAAATGAAGTTAAATAAGTCTAATCCCGAAACCTTTCCAATCCGCTAGCGAGTCAAGCGAGATCATTATAGGCACTCCAATGTAATTGAGAGTGCCTTTTTTATGCCTGCAACATCCATCGCTTTGGGCTTTGCCGCCTTAAGCAGCCAGTTAAATGTCAATCCAGAAGCCGCCTTTGTGGTTGGTGAAGATGGCTACATTCAGGCGCTGCCTGATGGCCACTTTGCCAGCGTAGATGGTCGCCCTGATGATGTAGCTGGTGGCAAGTGGTTGATGGATAGCGTTGCGTTCGCGGCCCTGCAAGCAAATACCCCCCATAAAGCCGGTGATCTGGTTATTGACTACGAACACCAAACCCTCAACAAAGAGAAGAATGGCCAGCCTGCACCCGCTGCGGGTTGGTTCAACATCGATGACGTGCAATATCGACAAGGGCTGGGCTTGTTTATTAAGCCGCGCTTTACCGATAACGCCATCGCTTATCTTACCGCTAAAGAATACAAGTACTTCAGCCTAGTGTTCGGTTACGACACCAGCACTGGCCGCCCGCAATTTATCCACTCAGCCGCATTAACTAACCGCCCTGGTGTCGATGGCATGCTGCCACTCGCATCGTTGGCTGCACTGGCTGCTCTTAATACAAGCCTCAATCCACACGAACCTATCCAATCTACCGACACGGAGGAACTCCATGTGAACCCATTACTGAGAAAAATCTTAGCCGCCTTGGGCGTTGACATTCCCGATGACGTGACAGCTTTAACCGCTGAGCAAGAGGTCGCGGCGCTATCTGCACTTAATACGCTAACCACGGCAGCAAATAGCGTGGATGGCTTAAAGCAACAGCTTACCGCGCTGAGTGCTACATCGCCCTCGGTTGATCTAAGCCAGTACGTTCCTGTGGCCACGGTCGCGGCCCTGCGCGCGCAGCTGGTTGCGCTAACTGCTGAAAACGGTGTGCTTACCGTTGAGCAAACCGTGAAGGAGGCGATAGATGAAGGCAAAGCCTTTGAGTGCGAACGTGATTACCTAACCAAGTTAGGCAAGCAATCCATGGCGGCGCTTACAGCCAACCTGGGTGAGCGTGTGGCTATTGCCGCATTAACGGCCAAGCAAACCACCACAGTTCCCGATCCTATCAAGGACAAGGAAACCAAACTCGCGGCACTGACTGCCGACGAAATCAAAATGGCCGATTCTTGGGGCATGTCGCACGCTGTTCTGGTCTAATTCCATCGGACACTTAATTTTGAGACAGTATAGTCAATAAATTAAGAGGTCTATATGAGTCTGAAGAAATCACATAAGAG